AGTCAGGGGGCGTGGTCACGATGGGTGACAATATTGCTTCTGACGCCACGGGTCGGGCTGTCACTGCGGCTGCGGGCGATTACATCGTTGGTCGCGCACTGGAAGCAGCGACAGGTGCTGGCGAAGGTCTCCTTTGCTGGATCCACATGCCTGGTATCGTCGAGACTCCGTAATCGAGGTATTGACCTCATAGCTAACATGAAAGGATAGGACAATGCCTCAACCAACAAGATCAGATGTTCATGTAAATGCGCCGCTGACTCAGATCAGTATCGCGTTTTTGCAAGACATGAGTGGCTTTGTGGCACGCAAGGCTTTTCCGAGTCTGCCTGTCAAAAAGCAATCAGACCGCTACTATGTCTACGACAAGAAACAGTGGTTCCGTTCAGATGCGAGGATCAGAGCACCTGGAACTGAGTCCGCCGGTAGCGGGTTCACGGTGGACAACACACCATCGTATTATTGTGATGTGCGTGCGGTTCACAAGGACGTTGACGATGGGATGCGAGAAAACGCGGATGCGGTTATCGATCCCGATCGAGATGCGACCGAATTCGTGACTCGAGATCTGGCTCTTGAAGCGGAGCTTGACTGGGCGGCCACCTACTTCACCACGGGTATCTGGACTGGCTCAACCACTGGTACTGACGTTACCCCTTCTACCAAGTGGGACGCGGCTTCTTCGACTCCGATCGAGGAGATGCGTGCCCAGATTCGGTCGGTCCAAGCAAAGACCGGTTTCAAGGCCAATACCGCAGTCCTTGCACCCAACGTCTGGGATGTGTTGCAGGATCATCCAGACTTCTTGGATCGGATCAAGTATACCCAGAAGGGTATCGTCACTACGGACCTTCTGGCCAATGTCCTTGGTCTGAAAGAAGTCCTTGTAGCAGAAGCAATTGCTGATGCTGCTGACGAAGGCGTTGCTGACAATCTCGGATTCATCTTCTCAAATTCGGTGCTGTTGGTTTACTCCGCACCACGCCCGAGCTTGCTGCATCCGAGCGCTGGTTACACATTCGCGTGGACCGGTCGTTTCGGTTCCAATGCTGCTGGTATGAGAATCAAGCGGTTCCGTATAGAGAAAATTGAGTCTGATCGGGTCGAAGGCCAAAGTGCCTATGACCACAAGCTGATTGCTCCTGAGTGCGGTGCGCTTCTTCTGAACGTGCTGACCTGATAGCATAGGATAGAGGGGACTGTGTTTTGTTGCATGGGCACGGTCCCCTCACATTCTTTCTCATGCAGGAGGTAGCATGTACATCGCACTCAGAGCTTTCCGATCGATTGATGAGTCTGGCAAACCACGGTTTGTGAAGCCCGGCGAAGAGGTGCCAGAAGCTAAAACGTGGAAGAACACGAGCAGGTACGTTGAGCGTGGTTGGATTACAGACGCAGACGGGATGGTTACCTCTGACTGGGCTAAGCATGCAACGGTGCTTGCCAATGTCAAGGTCCGTCCAAGAGACGGAACACCGGCTGGTTTGCGCACGCAGTTGCGTATGAAGGTACGCGCGCGCGTACGCGAGCAGGCGCGCGCGGAGGCGCGCGAGCAGGCGCGCGAGAACCCTAAGAAGCGGCCAGAAGCAATGGTTGCTGTGTGGACGCCAGAAGGCGAGAGGGTTCAGACACATGTGGCAAAACTTGAACCGAACCCTGAAGAACAACCGCAGCAGTTGACTGAAGAGGAAGCTCACGAGAAGACCAATCAGTTGCTGCGCAAACTAGAAGAGGTGGATCTCAACACCATGAATCGACCTGAGCTTGTCGAGATGGCTCGCGTGTATGGCGTCGATTGTCGTGGTACGAAGAGAGAATTGAGAGACGCTCTACTGGAAAGAAAGACAGCTGATGTCAGTGCCTAGGTGTTTGCAGTGGTCTTACAGTGGTGATCCAAGCACGTCGGATTTGGATCATGTGCGTTTTCTCGTAGGGGATACGATTTCAGAAGAGCCTCTTTTGGACGATAACGAGGTGTTGTTTGCAATCAGTGACAAGGTCAATCTGCACATGGCTGCGAGCATGCTTGCTGACCATTTGGCTGCTCGCTACTCGCGCAAGGCCAACTTCACCGTTGGCCCTGTGAGCAAATCCATGGGCGATTTGGCGGACAAGTTCCGTCAACTCGCCAAGGACCTGAAGAAAGAAGCAGCAAGTGGTGGAGCTGCACCAAGCTTCCCGGCTACCAAGGTAGCTGAAAAGGAGACGCTGCAACAGGACGACACATTGACGAAGCCTCAGTTCGAAATCGGGATGTTCGACAACTACCGGGCGGTACAGCCCAATGACAGCGTGGATTATGATCCATTGACGGACTCATGATGGCCAACGGAAAGAACAAGGTGATCGAGAAAGACACGGGCTTCAAGGAGTTCATGAAACGTCTGCGTGTGTTCGATGGTCTCGAGGTAGTGGTTGGCATCCCGGCCAAGGAAGGTGACCAGGTCTACGAGAACGGGGTACCATTGATCGAGATTGCTTCTGCTCACGAGTTTGGGACACCTGATGACCGTCCTCCGCGTAGGTCCTTTCTGCGCGATACATTCGATGCCAATCGAGCGAAGTACGCCAAGATGCAGGATGACGCTGCGAAACGCGTGATCAAGAATGAGAACCCGAAAGCAGCGCTCTTCAGACTGGCTCAAGAGGCGAGGAATGATGTGCTGGATCGTATCGACTCAGGTATCGATCCACCACTGAAGGATTCGACCATCGCAAGAAAGGGAAGCAGTTTGCCATTGGTAGACAAGGGTATTTTGAGAGCATCCATTACAGGTATTGTGAGGAAAGAAGAGCCTGATGCTGGTTGACATGACAGACGTCATTCTTGAGTGTTCTGTGTGCATCACGGTCACTCGATACGAAGCACCTACTGTGGAATACGGGCGGGTGTCTTCTCAGACGGACTGTTGTCAGTTCCAGTTGTCTGCTTCAGTGACGCCCCTTCCGTCGAAAGAGCGCGAGCTTTTGCCCGAAGGCATCAAAGCAAAAGGTGCGAAGCTGGTCATCAGTCCGGAACAGCTTTACACGGTACGAACAGAGGACAACATCCCGGCTGATGAATTTGACTATCAAGGCGTGACCTATCTCATCCATTCCGCTTCGGACTGGTACGACTTAGGGCGCTTCTACGCCTATGTGGCCGTGAGGAAAGACAGATGAGTCTCGACCCAGCACTGCAGCCGATTGACTGGGCTACAATTGAGCAGGCTCTGTGGAATTGGGCTTCTACGGTTACGGGTGTGCCGACGTCTCGCATCATTTGGGAGAACCAGAAAATCGCTCAGCCGGACTACCCGTACGTGAGTCTCCACAAGTCGCCTGTTTTGACACCAGGCGGTAAGCCCGAACTGCGTTACGAAACTGACCTTGGACAACCACAAGGTGAGGAGATAGAGTTCACAGCTACCAGTCAGTGTGAGTTCACGTTGAGCGCGTCGGTACATATGGATGCGGCTGCTGGTGGCGGGAATCCAACGACTGGGGCTTTTAAACTAGCTACGAAACTGCAGGCCAGTCTAGGCCTGAAGACGATACAAGAATCTCTAAGCACTGCAGGACTTGCCATCATCCAGAGTTTGCCAGTACTTGACCTGAGTGAAGTGGTCAACGCTGAGTTTCTGGATAGGGCGGTGTTTGAAGTGCGTCTACGTGTTGCGTCGGAGATGACCGAAAAGACTGGGTACATTGCCGATGTGGAAATAGAGTTGGATCCGAATCTTTAGGAGGAATCATCATGGCTCTTAGCGATATCGTCAATGTCCAAATCAGCACTGTCTCTGAGAGTGTGTCACGTGTTGGTTTTGGAGTACCTCTGATTTTGACCTACCACACCAAGGACGCGGCACGTGTTTTGGAATTTGCGGACGCGCCATCTATGTTGGTTGCTGGTGGAGGTCCTTTTGCGTCAAGCGATTTGGCGTACATTCTCGCGTCCAAGGCTTTTTCGCAGAACCCGAAACCGAGTCGTGTACTGGTCGGACGTCGAGTCAATCCGACTATTCGCACGTTCAATCTCACGCCGCGCTCAGGAACGATCAACGGCGAAACGTATCCGTTGGCGAACACCGACTATTCGGTGACCCTTTCGCGTGATGGGACGTCTGCGACGTTCACGCATCCGAGCGGCGGTAGCCCTACGGTAGCCACGATCATATCCGGGTTGGTGGCTCTGATCAATGCTGGTAGTGTCAAGGTCCTGGCAACGGACAACACGACCGATATGGATGTTGAAGCTGCGGCTACGCCAGGTGGTGCAGCGACAGCAGGAACACCTTTCACGATCAGTTACGATCGTGCTCTGTTCGAAGGGGTAGACGAGACCCCTGTTGCTGCTGGTGGAGATCTTGCAGGTGAGATCGCTGCAATTCGCAACATCAATGACGAGTGGTACGGTCTTGCTGGTGATTGGTGGGGTGTGACCGAGATCGAAGACGCTGCTGGTGCCATCGAAACGTTGTACAAGATTCATGTGTGCGCGAGCGCGGATGATGGCATGTACGATGCTGGTGTGGCCACAGACCCTGCTTCTGTTCTTTCGGCTGCGAACTACGCCAGGACTTCAATTTTCCATCATCCGACGCCTGAGACAGGTATCGCTGCAGCTCATCTCGGGAAGAATTTGCCGAAGGATCCGGGTTCGATTACTTGGAAGTTCAAGACTCTTGCGGGGATCACCACGGAGTCCTATACACCGGCGGAAGAGAGTGCGCTGGTTGACAAGAACTGCGAGCGGTATGTCGAGATTGCTGGTGTAAGCATCACATGTGACGGTAAGACCAGTTCTGGTGAGTTCATGGACGTGACCCGGTTCGTGGATTGGTTGAAAGCCAGGATGGAAGAGAATATATTCGCTGTGCTTGCGGCTGCTGACAAGGTGCCTTACACGGATCCAGGTGCAGGTACTATAGAAAGCGAAGTATACGCTGTTCTCGATGAAGGAATAGCTGTTGGTGGATTGGCAGCGACTCCTGCTTACACTGTCAGTGTGCCTTTGGTTGCTGACGTAGATCCGGTAGATCGGGCCAACAGATTGTTGCCTGATGTCAAATTCAATGCTCCACTTGCTGGCGCCATCCACGCTACGGAAGTGACCGGCATCATCACAATCTAAAGGAGTGAGCAATGTCTGTGAAACCATACGATCCTGCTGAGGTGACGATAACTTTTGCCGGCATCATCGTTGAAGGGTATGCCGATGGGACATTCATAACAGCTGCTCGTAACAACCCGTCTTTCTCTCTGAAAGTGGGAGCAAGTGGTGAAGGTGCGCGAGCTAAGTCGAATGATCGATCGGGTACTGTCACACTGACTCTGTTGCAGAGCTCTGCTAGCAACGATCTGCTTTCTGCTCAGGCTGCTCTTGACGAAGCTTCTGGTGATGGTATTGGTTCTCTGTTAATCAAAGACTTGAGTGGTACCACGTTGTGTTCAGCAGAGACTGCCTGGATTCAGAAGCCGGCTGATGTCGAGTACGCGAAAGAGATCAGTGACCGTCAATGGGTACTCGAGACCGATATTCTCAACATCTTTGCTGGGGGTAACTGATGTCTCAGGTAGACTTCGAAGTCAAGGAGATTGACGGGTACACCTACAAGGTGTTGATGTTGGATCCACTGCTGGCCACAGATCTACTCACGGATTTGTGCCAGCTGCTGGCTCCTGCACTTGGCGCCTTGGGTGGTGTGCTGGTGAAAGAACGTGGCGATGTTCTGCAGAAGGCCCTGGATGGGTTCGATGCAGACGAGAAGACAAATATTGACGTGGCGTTTGAGCGGGCAGTTCTTGGTTTCTTTGGTCGGTTGGACAAAGCAAAGCAGCGTGAGTGGATCGCGATGCTGTCCAAGGTGACCATGCTTGTGTTGCCGGATGGAAAAGAGCCTATGCTCTCAC